GCGAGCCGACCCCGCGCCGTTGGTACATATAAAAGCCTTTTTTTAGGTAGTGGTAGTAGTTTTAGGGGGGGGGTGGGGACATAGCACACGCAAAAGCGAGTTGCTCGGCGGCGTTTTGTCTCGTAGGATATGCGCCGCATGGGCCGGAAAAAGAAAAAAAACGTTGTTGCCACGTTGGGCGAGGTTGCTCGCCATTTGGAGATTTCAACTAGGACCGTTGAAAGCTGGCGGCGGCGGCCAAACCCGATGCCAGGCAGGCAGGGCGCCTATGACATTGAAGAAATTCGCGAGTGGATAATTTGCGAGGGACTTCAGCGCGAGCCGGATTTCCCGGGGGACTCAGACGACGAAGGCGGCGGCGACGAACCAACTGCCAAGAAGTTCCAGAAACTACAGTTCGAACTGGAAAAAGCCAAAACGCGCAAGGAAAAAGCGCTCGCCGCCCAGCATGAGATCAAGGCGAAGTTGATCGATCCGGAATTCGTCTCGTCCCTTGAAGTAAACCAGTTTTTTGGTGAATTCTTTGCAGATTTGCGGCGAAACTTGCTCGCGATCCCCGTCGATATGTGCGCCGCGTACCCCAACAATTACAGGGCCGCGGTTCAAAAGGACCTGACGAACCGTTTGGAGTTGTTCCTAAACCAAATGGGGGATTTTGTAGACAGATTCAACCAGGCACACCAAACCCCAAATGGCTTGGATTCTCAAACCATCAACGATCAATACGATCCGCCCGGTTCCGCCGCGGAACACGTTTGATTGGATTGTTCGCCACGTTCGGACACCGGACGGGAAACCCTTCAATCCCTATGATTTTCCGTGGACTGAGGGGATTTGCCGAGCTTGGGATAATCCAGAAGTTCGACAGGTAACTCTCCAATTTGCTGCACGTTTGGGAAAAACGCTGCTTTCCAATTCGCTGATGATTTCAGCACTTGAGCACGACCCGGCGATCGGGATGATTGGTCTGCCGACCGAAACCCTACTTCGGGAAATGATTCGGGACAAATACTATCGGATGCTTGACCGCTGCAAGCGGACTCGGGATCTGATTCCACCGGAAGGGGACAGGACGCAACTTAGGATCGATCTCGCCTCAGCAATTGTTTACGGCGCATGGGCCGGCTCGCCAACATCGCTTGCGGACAAGGCGCCAAAATACAAACATGGCGGCGAGGTTGACAAATGGACCAAGCAAAAGAGCGACGAAGCCGACCCGCTCGATCTGTTCCTGGAACGCGGAATCGAGATCCCAGACCGCAAAACGTTGGTCGAATCGACTCCGAGCATTGAGGGAGCCAGCCGCGTTGAAAGGCACATGCTCACCGGCTGGAATGCTCGCTTTGTTGTCCCCTGCCCAAAGTGCAAGCAATTTATCGAGTTGATTTCCGGCGACCAAGAATCCGGAATCGTGTTCGACAAGCTACCGGACGGCAAGGCTGACGAACGACTGGCGAAACAAACCGCCCGCTACCGCTGCCAACTTTGCCGCAAGGAATGGGGGGACGAATTCCGGAGGGAGGTTGTTCAAGCTGGAAAGTGGCTTCCAGAAGGGCAAGTAATCGACAAGCGAGGGCGAATTTCCGGCACAATGGCCGGTTCGTTCGGAAATGCCTCATTCCAGCTTTCCCGTATCTACGCACCTACTTTCACCTTTGGAGACATTGCGGGCGAAATAGCTCGCTGCCTTGCCGACCCCGCCCGTTGGCACAACTTCAACAACTCTTGGATGGGGCGGACCTATCGCCGGCGGCGGGCAACCAAAGAATGGTTCGAGGTTGGCGATCGCCTGGTTCAACCGTACCAAAAGGGCACAATTCCCGCCGGCGGAATCTTCCTCACCTGCGGCGTTGACGTTCAGGCGAATCACTATGTCTACATCGTCACCGCTTGGGGGCATGAGGCAATGGGTTGGGTCGTTGATTACGGGCTTGCCTACTCCGAATCGGACTTGCTAGCTGTTCTCCGCGGCCGCTTCCCCCACGCGGACGGCGGGCCAAAGGCGGCAATTCACTTGACTTTGGTTGATGCTGGCGAAGGTGCCAGGCAGGATGAAATCATCGACTTTTGCCGCCGCTTAAATTCACCAAAGGGGCCTTGGGTTTGGCCGTCGAAGGGTAGTTCGGGAGCGATTCACGGCGGCCGAACTTATCGAGACTCAAATCTGGATGAACTTTCCACAAAGAGGACCAAGAGCAAGCGGAAAAATGTTGTTGGATTAAAGCACATCATGGTTAATACACCATTTTTTCAATCCTGGATACAGTCTGCGTTGCATTACCGCTTGCCGAACACACCTAAATCTATTGCTTTGCCGCAAGAGGCGCAAAAAGACGAGGATTTTCTAAAACAACTGGTCAACGAAAAGCCGGAAGATTCAACCGACACGACCGGCCACGCCATCACTAAATGGGTAGTTGTCGATGAATCCTGCCCCTGGGACTTTCGAGACGCCCTCAGATATGCTCGCTGCGCGGCTGAGATATTTACCCGCGGAGCTTGGCAACGTGTATCCAAAATGCGTACAATTCCCGCGCAAAAGCCAGAGGCGCATCCCGAACAGCCGCCTCCACAATCCCGGCCGCGGCTGGAACAGCAGGAAGCAGATCCACCACAAAAGAACGTAAAACAATCGCCTAGCTTTATTAGGCAAGCGGTTTCGCGGCGTTTTCTTAAACGTTAAAGGACGCTTTTAATGTGTACCGGGGAAACATGCGTAAAATGCGGCATAGGAATTTACGCGACATACAAGACGGTTGCAGGGATCGAATACCGCAAACGTCACCTGCGATGTAATCAATGCGGCCACAAGCCGGAAAATAACGAGATCGCAATTCCTTTAAGGTTTGCGCCCAGACGAAAGCCCAGATTGGGTAATCTTCCTGCCGAGCAAAGGCGGATTTTCTAGGAGAAAGACAATGCCTCAAAAGGACTGTAGGGCATTAGGCTTGCTAAAAGCTGCAAAAGAACATGAAATACTGAACCCAAAAAAAAATTGGTTCAATTGTTTGAGTAAACAGCAGCAGCAAGAAATTGAAAGTGCTGCGAAACAGGTTGAACAAACAGGAATAACGTTTTTGTCACTTGCAAAAGTGGTAAAAAAGAATTTCAACGTTGATCGTTCACCTGCTCACATTGCGCGGATTTTAAAAGAGTTTGCCAACCAATGAGCAAGGAACTTCTTGAACAGGCAAAAGCAGTTGCCGAAAAGTCCGCTGCGGACCAACTAAGAGGCAAAGACGTTTTGATCGCAGACTTGAGAAAGCAAGTGCGATCAAAAGCGGCGCAGGTGGAACACTTGGAAAAGACAATCGACCTGATTTGCCTTTTTCAAGACGACACACACAAGCCGAAAAAGGCGATCGTTCCAAAGTCGCGGTCGAGTGAAGTAGTGCCGCTGATCATTTGGTCTGATTGGCACATTGAAGAGCGCGTGGAACGCAAAAAAGCGCTTGGGCTGAATGAGTTTAACCTTGAGATTGCAGAATCGCGAGCAAGGAAATGCGCGGAGAGCACCGTAAAGCTGATCCGCCTGGCACGAAACAACGCTCACGTTCGAGCGGTTTCAATTCTATTGGGCGGCGACTTCATCACAGGCGACATTCACCAAGAATTGTGCGAAACCAACTTACTCGGGCCGGCTGAGGCTTGCATTTTCGCGAAAAATATGTTGGCGAATGGACTCGCCACAATCGCCGCGGAAAAGTATCTGGAAACGATCCATGTTAGTTGCGTGGTTGGGAATCATGGACGATTCACCAAGAAAATGCAGATTAAGAACGGCACCGAAAAGAGCTTCGAGACAATCATTTACGCTGAACTGGCAAAAATGTTTCAGGATAAACGCTTCAAGTGGTCGATTTGCCGGGGCGGGGTGAATGTAACGCCAGTAACTCCCGAATTCCTAGTTCGTGACGCTCACGGGCACCAGTTTAAGTATCAAGGCGGCATCGGAGGGCTGACCATCCCGCTGACTAAATGGGTTCACAGGCTCGATCAGTCGCAACCGTGTAATTTCAACCGGATTTGCCACTATCACCAGTTTGGCACACCGAACCCGCGTTGTTTGATGAATGGATCGCTCAAGGGTTACGACGAATACGCTGCCGAACATGGGTTCGGCTATGAACCCGCCCAACAGGCTTTCGCGATTCTTGATTGCACACGGGGCAGGATCGGCGGGACATTTCCGATTTACTGCGAGTGATTCGCGCGTACTGCCAGATAATGCAATCGTCGAAGCAATCATCCAGATCGATCCAATCTTCCATGATCTCACCCTCCCGAATCATTCTATGTGCGAGCGGCATTTTGGGTTTCCCGTTCGGGATGATTAAGGCAATAATTCATCAATGATCCCGAGCGGTAAAAGGCAATAAATCGCCACTACTGACCGCTCGGAGATTTCGAAATGTAGCTGCTCCCGTAAGTTTGCAGCATGGCACAAACTTACGACGAAATCATTGCTAATCTTCGGCTTGCTCGCGACAAGTGCATTGAAGCGCTGGCGACTGGCGGCGCTGGCGCAATCCAAGAATGGGAGATTCGCGGCAGACGGGTGCGATTCAATGATCTCACGCGAGAGATCACGCGAATTGAAACATTGATTTCGTTTTACGAACGGCGGCAATCCGGTAACAGTGGTTCCTCTGCTCGAAGCCGAGCACAACTGCGATACAACTGACGGGCAGCAATGGGAATTTCAGACGCTTTAGGCGGAATTCTTGATCAGGTCGTTTATGCGCTTGCTCCCAGGGCAGGCGCGAGGCGAATTGCTGCGCGGAAAGCCAAGCAACTTCTGGAAGCCAAGATTGACAGCGGCCAAAATAAGATTGCGAGCCGGCTTAGGCGGCGATCTTTCAAACAAGTCGAGCCGAACGAAACCCGGGACCCTCGGTACATTTCGGACGATTTGGAAATTCGCTCTCTGCTCGAAGATCAGTTAGTTGAATTGCAGACTCGCGCCGTTGGGTTGTACGGCGACAATTCAATCGCACGTTCCGCGGTTGAATCCAGAGTTATTTATGAGGTTGGTCAAGGCATTTCGATCAAGCCTCAAGTCAAAACACGCAAAGGAAGTCGATTTCTAACACCAGAACGAGTTAAAGAAATCAACGATGCCCTTCGCGAGCTAATCGACTCTGTTTCCGAGCATGGGGTGGACCGCACCAAAACGTTGTCGCTGCCAATGGCTCAGCGGCTAGTGGTTCGTGAGTTTGCAAACGAGGGTGAATGTTTTGTTTTGCTTGGGGCGGCGCCCTACGACGGGCGAGGGGCTTTTGGTGGTCCTGTCCCAACTGTGATGGAGTTTATTAGCCCTCGGCGGGTTGAAACCCCTCCTGAGTTCCACGCAGATCCAAATGTTCGCTTGGGAATTCGCTACGGATCGCGGCATGGAGAGATCGTTGGCTATTACGTTCGTCGAACGCATCCGGACGATGCAGGCATTGACCACGATCCCAATTACGATTTTTTTCCACGGTTTGACAATGCCGGCAATCCACGCTTGCTGCATGTGTTCGATCCGCTGTTTGCGGGGCAGTCTCGCGGGTTGCCTTGGTTGACGGCAACTCTTAACAAGATTCTCGATTTCGATGATTTCTTCGAAGCTGAGATCATCGCAAAACAAATCGAAGCCTGTTTCGGTTTGATTTTCAAAATTGCAAAGGACGAGGAAGATCCAGATTCAACGGACCTTTACGGGATGGCGCTCAAGGCTGCCGAGAAGCAGACGCCCGAAGGCGAGTTGATGGAATCAATTAAGCCAGGTTTCATTCAGCGGATTCGCGAAGGTGACGACGTTACAACGGTCGATCCGTCTCGGCCTGGCGCAAACTTTGCGCCGTTCCTGGAAGGTAGCTTGCGCATGATTGCGTCAAGCGCTCAGATTCCCTACGAAATTCTGGCAAAAAACTTTTTTCGAACCACGTTTGCCTCTGGTCGGCTCGCGATTCTTGACGGGCAACTTGGTTTCGCGATGCGCCGTTCAATCCTGAATGATCTTTTCCTGACCCCTTGGTATCGCCGCGTTGTCAGCGACAAAGTTTTCGCCGATGAACTTTGGGGAACACTGCCAATCGAGGAATTCGTTCAAGATCCGGATTGGTTCATTCGCCGGAAATACTACTGTAAGCAAATGGGCCTTATTGACCCAGAAAAGCAGATCAAGGCTTTCAGCCTGGGCATGAAGGACGGAACTCTTAACAAAGCGGACTACCACGAAGAAAACGGTTCGGATTGGGAAGCCGCCGAAGAACAACGTTTCGAAGAGCGCAAGCGGCAAATTGATGCGAACTTGGAACTGGAAGCCTACGAAGCCGAACAGCGAGAGAAAAAGGGCTTGCCACCAAAGCAGGAAGCCAACACCGATGAAGATATGGTTTTGGCGGACGAAACGATCGATCCAGACGAATAAAGGCTGAGAAGGACCCAAAACAATGGCAATTCTCGCCTTCCCATCTGTAGCAATTCTGGACTCGACAGCAGCGGGTCGTTCCTTGCTGACTGCTGCGAATGCTGCTGCGCAGCGCAGCTTGCTGGGATTGGGCACGCTGGCGACTCAATCGGGCAACATTGCCGATTACCTGACGACCGCGAGCGCGGCGACGACTTACCAGCCGCTTGACTCTGACCTGACGGCCATCGCCGCGCTGGCGACAGCCACCTACGGTCGGTCCTTGTTGACTCAGGCCGATGCGCCAACCGCTCGCACGACTTTGGGATTGGGAACTGGGGATTCTCCGACGTTTAACGGGTTGACCGTTGGTAACTTTACCGTTGATTCAAGCGGCAACGCCAATTTTGCCTCAGCCTCGAACATTCAGATCAATCGAACAAATGATGCTGTTGGGAACAGCTCATTGAATCTCGCAAACGCATTTGGTTTGCAGATCACAGCGACCGGAAGCAATCTTCAAATCAACCGGCGAACTGCCGGTGTTTGGTCTAATGTCGTCACGTTTGCAAACGCAGACGGTGAAATGACCCTCGGTAGCCAAACACTTACCGGCTCAAGTGCAACAAGTCTGTTGAATCTTTCAACAACTTGGACTACGACCGGGACCCCAACGGCCATTTTGCTCAATGTAACTGACACCGCAAGTCAAGCCAACTCAAATCTAATGGATTTGCGAGTTGGTGGCGTATCCATGTTCCGAGTTACAAAGGCGGGCCAAGTAATGGCCCAGATTCAAGTTGATTCAAACAGTTCTTTCAGAATCTTAAACAACAACGGATTTTTCAGTATCGGCTCAACACCAGACACTTACTGGTTCCGAGATGCTGCTGGAATCTTCGCGCAGCGCAACGGAGTAAACGCCCAAACCCTCCGTGTCTACAACACGTTCACAGATGCGAGCAACTACGAGCGAGCTAAGATTGCTTGGGAATCAAACATTCTCCGCATTGGGACCGAGAAACTCGGGACTGGATCGGCTCGGGCGTTGGAGCTTCAAACCGATGGCGTGCAGCGTTTAAGGGTCAGTCAATCTGCTCCTGAATTTTGGTTAGGTACGGATGCGAACGCCGCTAGTATCTTCTCATTTACTGGTGGAAATTTCACT